TATCATAATCATCATCGTTCTGCTTGCTAAATCTATTTATCTGATCAAATCCAAATAATTCTTTCTGGGCTTCTTTTGCCGCTTTAGCAGTATTCTTTAATGCCTTGGTAGATTTTTTAGCTGTATCTGCAACTGCTCCAGTTGCTTGCACAAACATACTTTTACCTTGCAATGAAGCAATAAATTTGCCGATCATTGTTACACCTTCAGATATTTTATTTACGAAGGTTGTTATAGCAGGTAATGCTTGTTGTAATATTGGAGCAACCATAGAAGCAAAACTGCCTTTTAATAATTCAATAGAATTTTTAAGATCAGTCACAACTGCTCCAAATGGCTCATAAGACTCAGCCATTTGACCGAGACCATCCATCAATGCTTTTCGTAATTTATTTACTAAAGCAAATAATGATCTCATACCAAGACCATATCTTATAAAAGTTCTAATTCCTTTTTTAAGGGAGAAATTTACTGAATTAGAATTTTTCCCTAAATGTAACATAGAATCTGCTAAAGAAGATAGACCTTTCCTAATATTAGAGGCTACCATTTTAGCAAGATTAGTGGCCGCAGTTTTTGCTAAACTTGCTAACTTTTTTAATCCCGCTAAAATACTAGATCCAACTAATTTTAAAAGTGGAAGCACAGCGTGTCTTGCCGCAAATGCTATTCCCATAAATCCTAATCTAATAGCTTGAAACGGAAGTCTTAATAATGCTCCAGCTACATGAATAGCCGCTTCTGCAATTCGTCTAAGTCCATTTGCTAGTAATGTTAGCGGATTCATAATAATTTGAGCACTATTTCCAACGTTATTAAATGCACCACTTAATTGTTGAGCAGTGGAATTTCCTTCGGTTGCAAGTCCGTTTAACCTAGATTGAAGTTCTCTAACTTTACTATTAACTTCAGCTAAATCAGCAATAAGATTTTGATACTGTGAACCTTGTGTTGCAGATATTTCCCCAGGTGTATGTTTAGCCCTTTCATTAACATCTGCTATTTGTTTCATAATGTCCTGATACTCAGCAAGTTTTTTTGCATACTCTGAATATGCCGCTGCTTCTTGTTCAGGAGTACTTGCAGTCGCTACCTTATTTGCTAACTCTTCCACACTGACACTTACTTGATCAGCGGTACTTTTTAATTTAGCTAGTTCTTTACTTAATGCGGCCCATTCCGGATTGATAATTTTTTTATTTTCAAGTTCAGTTAATTTTCCCATAATAGCAGTAATTTCGCCATCATAACCTTGAAGTTTTTTTAAAATGTTTCCTAACTCCTTAGATAAACGATTATTACTACCAATTTCTACTGCATTTTTAATAGCATCTTTTATTTGTTCCGCAGTAGTCATTACATCATCGGCATCTAAATCAACATTTAATTTTATATCAGTATTGTTATCATTTGCCATATTTATACACTCTCACTATTCCATAATTCTTTTGCTAATTGATCATTTTCATTTTGTTCTATTGTAGAACTATTCCATACAAAGAACTGTGGATTTTCCCTTTTAAATTCTCGTTCATGCTTTTCTAATTTTTTGCCCTTTAGCATTTTATCACGTATACTAATAATGGTGGACAAAAGGGATTCACCAATTGCTGTGTAATATCCCATAAATGTCCACCAGTGTATATATGGCTCTAATCTTATTTCTGTATTAGCAACTTTATTTACAGCAGAACATATAAGTTGCGAATCTTTATCCCAATCTATCAGTTTGTGGTTTACTTTTTTACCAAGTCCAGATTCAGTACCACAATTAAAAAATAAGTACATCTGATTTATCAATTCTGGGATATTCTCAATTTTAGCTATGTCTTCTATAGAATCTATATCTTCAAGAAAGATTATGATGCCGGACCATAATCTTTCTTGCTCACTTAACTCTGGATCTTCAAGTGCGGCGAAGCAATCTAAAATAACTCTAAAATCTCCTCTGTTTCTTATTTTAAATTCTTCGCCATCTACTTGAATACTTGTTGGTATGCTATACATATCATTTACGCTTTGTGTACTTACTTGTGTGCTTCTGAATACGTTTGCTGATTGCTTTGTATTCTTTTTCCATATTGTCATTATATAAAGGTAATAATCGTTCTAAAATAAGTTCATAACGATATTTACCGTTGAATAAATCATACATGGTACCCTCAGGTGCACATATTTCAGATACGTTTGAATCGAATATACCATCCATAATATCACGCATCTCTTTATCTATCTCTTCAACAGTTGTACCTACTGTATTCACTACTTCACGGGCATCGGCATTTTCATCTATATCTTCCATAGAAGCAATTGTTTGTGTTAATTTATCCAGTTTAGGATAACCATCACGTAATCTTGTTGCAATACCCATGTCTGAAATATTTAATTCTAAAATCCTATCATTATCACCATCAATCCTAAATCTGGATCGTTGAGTCTCAGATAGATCAATGTCTACAGGTTGTTTGCTGTCTACGATTGACATTTCGATTTTCCTCCTAATTTTAATTAAACATCAGCAGTGAATACAAAATCGTCGGCAAGTTTATCAACTGTACCCGTTGTAATATTATTACTGAAGTACACAGAAATCGGGAAGTTGACATTGCTATCTCCACCGATGCTATTATAAGTAATTGTACATCCAGTATGTTTCTCTGCTTCATAAGCACCAGACGTACCAACAAACGCTGTAATGATATAAACAGTGAACTGATCCAGTTCAGACAGAGCATTTCTACGTCTAATATCATTCAGTTTAGCACCGAGTTTAGAACCACCTAAAATCAGATACGGATCAAAATCCTGTTGCGGCTGAGTTCTATTCAGATCAGTATAGTTAATACCAAGAATATCTGTAGTAGTTTCAATATCAGGATTATACTCAATACTAGAATCTTCTGTACGAGTGCCAAGAATTTCTCTTACTTGAGTCGGAGTTGTACCCGTTGTTTCTGTCCATTCTGCAACTGTGATTAACAGTTTACGTTCTGCACGCTGTCCTGCGTTTAAATTAAATTGTTTTACCATAGGACTTTACCTCCATATAACTTTACTCTTATCAAGATACTCGATTCGGATTGTAAAACTGTACATTCCTAACGCCGGAGTAACATCTGTATTGATACCCTCTAATGTAGGATTTTCTGTAGTAGTTCCAATACTTTCTACAACACAGTCTTCTCCAAAATCTGGAAAATTATGTAAATCATTTTGCTCATTTACCCAATCCATAACAGCTTGTACTTCTGACATATCTTCCACATTTTCATGTGGATATCCTTCTTCCGTAACAACTGCATTTGTTGATAAAGATTTAAAAATGAGCAAAGTGAATAAATAATTTTTAAGTGCACTACCGTCAATATACTTTCGATTTAATGCTACGTCATTTGCCATAGTCATTATTTGTGCACTGCTATCTTGAGCATCCATAAAATTAAAAAATAAGCCGTGATCATTACTTCTCAAACTATTGCATTGGGATAGATAATTTATTACGGCTGTATTTTTATCGCTCATCTATTCAAACCCCGTTTTTTACACTCTTGTTTCAAGTAACGAGTTATTTCTTTGTTTGTATCACTCTTGAGTTTCCACTGATAAACTTCTGTCCAATGATGTCTTGTTCCATCTGTAGTATAACCAAATTCATAGGGTATTGGTTCAAACGAATCTGGACGTACATATCCGCCTGCTGATATTTTCCATTTCGGTGATAACATTAAGATGCCTTTAAATGCACCAAGTTCTCTGCCAGTCGGCTGTTTTACTATTGCTGAACGCCAACCTGAAGATCCATCTTCTTCTATACCCGGATAGTTGGGACCGTATACTTCGCCTTCAAATTGATAGCGTGCATAGTCTAATCCTCTACCCCACGATATAACTCTTGGTCCCACATACAGTGTATCTCTTAATTTACCGCTTTTCTTAGGTACATAAGGTTGAATAGCATCTGCAATAAATCGGTTAATATCTGTTCTAACTTCTTTATCATTTAACATTTTCCGTAATTGTGCTATTTTACGTGAAAATTGTTTAGTATCAACCTTTAACTGTACTGTCGGCATATTAGATACCCTTTACATAATAATGTTCGTTACATCTTCCCGAACCTGTGTTTATAGCAGTTTCTTCAATTCTGATACATCCTTGTAAATTTTTATATTTTTTCTCAATATCAGTTGCACGATGTCCAGATGCATATTCATCTATATCATCATCAACTTCTCCCTTAACTATTATATCACCTATACCTAAAGTAAAAAAATTACTCATTTCATCATTAGGTTTAGCTATCCACTCATGTCTTGGAAGAAATCGAGAATCTTTTCTGATGCGGCATATCGTATCATTTGTTTCTAATACTGTTTTTCCTACAGTTACTTTATCACCTGTATATTTCCAAAATGCACCATCCACTTTTGTACGATACCAACTGACTACATGAGTTTGTGTATCTTCAAATTTATTATATATGGTTAATGTTGTATCCCACCACACTGGATAATCATTCATCTGGATATATACCCCTATATAATAACTTTCGGCCTAAACTGTTAGTTACACCTTGTAAATAACGTTTTATAGTATTATCAACATCTTTACGTGCCATTTCTATAGCATCTTTAGCAGATATTATGTTATATGATATACTCACACCATCATTGGATTGACTTGCTATCTGACCTGTGCCTGTCTTTTCTGTGCCAGAATCTGCCGATGTATCATCTAAATTCAAATCCATCTCTTTCTGTATCAACCCAATAATATGATAAATACACTTTTTCACACGTTCGGGTATTTCTGATTCATTCCAAAGACGATTAAATGTATACCAGTCAACATAACTATCTGCTTCGTATGCTATATCTGAAAAAGTGGTTTCATCAAGTGTACCTCCCATTTCTATATACTCTTCAAATGTTAAATACATTGACTACTACCGCCTTTCTCATTCTTCTGCAACTTTAGACTGTTTTTTACCTCTTTTTTGTTTAAGAGATTTAATTTCAGCTTCAAGTTCCGCAATTTTTTCTATATGCTCTACATACAATTTTTGCAACGTGCCTAAATCTTTAGGTATACTTGCTTTAATTATATTTCCTTCATTATCAATTACGTTATAACCTTGCGTCATATAGTAATCGAGTTGTTCAGGAGCAATATGTAAAATTACATTTGCTCTCTGAACAATTATGGATTCTTTACTCACTGTACCTATCTCCTAATTATTATCCATTCGTTGTGGTAGAAGAAGCGGCAGTAATATTAAACTGAATAGCA